AGTAAAATTATGAAAGGACAATTTGATAAATATCATTGGAAGCTCGAAAAACAATGTTTAAGCTGTCATTCAAAATATGTCACTCATTTAAGAGCTGTAGATAAATATGAAGACTTCAAAAAGGATATATTAAAGAAAAATAAATTATCTGAAATAAATGACTTAACCCTTGAATTTGAAGAATGGCTAAATGATGAATCAACCTTCGTCACAGAGATTGGTGAAATAGAAGATTGGCAAGGTGGTGCAAATAAAGAAGAAATGCGAGAACAATTTAATAAAGAATTAGCAGAATGGAAAAAACATCTAGACGAACTTTAATTAACCGTACCGCCGCTATATTTATATTTGATATAGTAAACGAACAGGAGAAGATTTATTGTGGCAAGACCAACAAATGAACACCTATATAGTGAAATAAAGCTTGTAAAACAAGACATATGTCACGTAAAAGATAATCAAGCAAAAATGGCAAAGGATCTAGCAATGATTAAGAAGACTGTTCTTAATCCAGACTATGGTACAATTGCTCGTGTAAATAAGAATACTGAATTTAGAAGAACTACTGGCCGAGTTTTATGGTCCATTTGGATTGTTCTTATAGGTATAGTTGGAAAAATAATATTTTGGGATTAAACATGAAAAAGTCAAACCTAACAGACATAATACGCGAAGAAATTCAATCAGTTTTAGAAGTTTCAATGACTCGTAAATTTACAAAGGCAGTAGAAGCACTTCAAAAGATTCAACTTGCCCAGCAAAAATTAAGAAAAGCTTTCGTAGCCGAAACAGATCCAAAAAAGAAAGAAAAACTTAAACAATCAATCATTAAAATGCACAAAACAGTGCAAAAAGCTGAAATGAACTTTAATGATGCTATAAAGAGTGAACCTGTTGAAGATTTTTCAAATGAAGGCAAATTAAACGAAAGAAGCAAAACAGCTAAACAGTATGGTTTATCTGACGACTTTGATGAAGCTGTTGCAGACTTAAAGGATAAAGAATTTACAACTAAGGGCATTGCTAAATTAGCTAAAAAACATAAACAAGATACTAAAAAGGCAATTGCATATGTAAAAGATGCATTTGAATGGTTGTGGAAAGAAGGCAAATTAAATGAATCTCCTATAGATACATTTAACGATGAATTAAACGACGAAAATATTAAAGCAAAAACATATACGGCTCACGGTACAGGACAAACAGTACAAGCCCAATTTACAAATAAAAAATGGGATGATGGTGTTCCTGTTACGAAATTTCTAACACGCGGTGGATATAAAACTGTTAAGACACCAAAGGGTAAGTTTAAGATGATTGAAACTAGTAAGTTTTGGTACTATGAAATCAATCGTGGATGGGCAGCTGTAAGTAGAAAAGATTACGGCACACCCCCGTTTGAATATTAAAAATAAAGGAGAAAAGTCATGAGTTTATTAACAAATTTATTTGCAGGAGGTGCAGCCGACCTAGTTAAAGGTGTAGGCGGAGTTATAGATAACCTACATACATCTAAAGAAGAAAAATTAGAAGCATCAAGAAAAATTCAACAATTAATATCTGACCATGAAGCTAAAATGGAACAAAATATAACAGATAGATGGTCTGCAGATATGAATTCTGACTCTTGGTTAAGTAAAAATGTTAGACCTTTAGTTTTAGTATTCTTAGTTGTCTCAACAGTATTAATGATATTCATCGATGCAGGAACTATTAATTTCGTAGTAGAAGAAAAATGGACAGATCTATTACAATTAGTTCTTATTACAGTAATTGGTGCATATTTTGGTGGTAGAACCATGGAAAAGCGCGTAAAGGCTCCTGATAGTAAAAAGACCGCCAAAAATTAAGAAATAGTCTCGATGTGTCTTTTATAACACTAGGAATATATTTATATATATGAGGCAAAAACAATCTCTCAAGGATATAATAAAGCAAGAATATGCAAAAAGTGCATCAGATCCGGTGTACTTTATGAAAAAATATTGTCAAATCCAACATCCTACCCGTGGACGAATTCCTTTTCACTTGTATAAATTTCAAGAAAGAAGTTTGCTAGAAATATCTAAACATGATTATAATATTATCTTAAAATCTAGGCAACTAGGTATATCTACACTATCAGCCGGATATTCACTATGGCTTATGCTGTTTCACGGAGATAAAAATGTCTTAGTAATTGCAACAAAACAGGAAGTTGCAAAAAATCTTGTGACTAAAGTACGAGAAATGCACACGCATCTACCCAGCTGGCTAAAGAGTAATACTGTTGAAGATAATAAACTTAGTTTAAGATTTTCAAATGGTTCACAAATAAAGGCAGTCTCCAGTTCAAAAGACGCAGGAAGATCTGAAGCACTCTCACTTTTAATAATTGACGAAGCAGCATTTGTTGATAGTATTGACGAAATATGGGCATCATCCCAACAAACTCTAGCAACAGGTGGAAAGGCAATTATATTATCTACACCAAACGGCACAGGTAATTTCTTTCATAAGACCTGGATGACTGCAGAAGAAGGTAGAAATAAGTTTAATACAATTAGACTTCACTGGTCAATGCACCCAGACCGCGAACAAGATTGGAGAGATGAACAAGAGCAATTATTAGGACCGAAAATGGCAGCTCAAGAATGTGATTGCGATTTTATTTCATCTGGTAATAGTATAGTTGATGGACCGACAATACAATGGTATAAAGAAACTCATATGCAAAAGCCTGTTGAGCAACGGGGTAAAGGAGGAGAATATTGGATTTGGGAATATCCAGATTATTCTAAAGATTATATGGTTGTAGCTGATGTCGCTAGAGGAGACGGATCAGATTTTTCTGCATTCATTGTGATAGATATAGATAACCTAACACAAGTTGCAGAATATAGAGGTCATGAAACTCCAAAGGATTTCGGAAATATGCTAGTAACAGTTGCAACTGAATATAATGAGGCACTGCTTGTGATTGAAAATGCAAGTGTAGGCTTCGGATCCATACAGTCAGCAATCGATCGAGATTATAAGAACTTATATTATACATATAGAGAGGACGGAATAACCGATGCCTCAGTACAAATACAAAAAGGTTACGATTTAAAGGATAAAAGTCAAATGACACCAGGTTTTACAACATCTAGTAAAACCAGGCCACTTTTAATTTCAAAACTTGATATTTATTTTAGAGAAAAAACATTCATCGCCAGGTCAACTAGACTTTTGGATGAGCTAGCTGTCTTTATTTGGAAAGGACATAGGGCAGAAGCTCAACGAGGTTATAACGATGATTTAGTAATGTCACTAGCAATTGGATTGTGGGTAAGAGATACCGCATTACGATTGCGAAATGATGGAATACAATTAAGTAAGAACGCTATTAACCATATAGGCAGATCGGATGTAATGTATACTCAAAATAACCATCAGGATTGGAAATGGGATACTCCAGGTGGAAATGAAGATTTGACATGGTTAATTAAATAAGGGAAAATACAATGGCAGACAAGACATTATTTGGAAGATTAAGAAAATTATTCGCACAAAGCACGGTAGTTAGACAGGTTGGTGATGGCAAACTTAAGGTTGTAGATCCATCAAGATTGCAGTCATCAGGAAAATTAGCAACAAATATCCTGGTCGACAGATATAATCGAATACATTCATCTGGAGGAGGAACGCATGGATATGACCCAAATCAAGGAATGACACAGTTGAGAAATGAACTGTTTAAGGATTACGAAGCGATGGATAGTGACTCAATCATCTCATCAGCATTAGACATTTATGCAGATGAATCAACCCTTAAAAATGAATTTGGAGATATATTAGAAATTAAAAGTAGTAAAAAGGAAATTGAAGATATATTGCACAATTTATTTTATGATGTATTAAATATTGAGTTTAATTTATATCCATGGATTAGAATGATGTGTAAATATGGAGATATGTATTTACAATTAGGAATTGTTGAAAAGCTAGGAATAACTAGTGTTAATCCTCTATCTCCATATGCAATGTCTAGAGAAGAAGGATTAGATCCTACAAATCCAGAATTAGTAGAATTCCAATATGATGAAACATTTGGAGGATCCACAA